GTCACTTTTTGAAGCGGGTTGACAGAATCGTTGGCCGCCTTTTTAAGCTCGACGCCCATTTTTTTCGCGGCATCCTGCGCCCGAACTCCCGCCCGCTCGGTTTTCCCAAGTTCATCGTTCGCAGCTTTGAGCTGCCGGGTGTCTGCCTCGAATTGTAAGGTCGCTACTTCAGTGGCCATGTCGGAACCTCGTCTCGGTGTTTCGCTAAAGTCATCACGGCTTCAACCTCCCACGACTCCAGCACGTTGCCGGACAGACGCATATACGCATCAAGCTCTTGCCATGAGTGCTCTGAGAGCGCCTTGTACGCTGTCAGCGCATCGTCGTGCCATGCGCTGAGTGTGGGCGCATCCAGTAAGCCCGGTGGAGTCTTGCCGGTGCTCTTTTCTACTTGCCTAAGCGTTTCGTAGCGGCTGATCGCGGAGCCTTCCGGGTGCGCGCGGATGTAGAAGCACCAGCGCCCGAATCGGACGAACTCATCGACCAGCCCTTGATAAAATTTCGCTTGACGGCTACGAAGTCCAAAAGCTGAGATACGACGCCGGGAGATTTAGAGTACAGCGCCAGCGCGTTGGCCTTGTTGAACTCCCAGGGCTTGCCGCCAGAGACAATGCCGCGCCAGCCGATAGTGGCCTCGACCAGTGCTTCTATGTCCATGCGGTCATAGTCCAGATCGGACTCTTTTTTCTCGCGGGCGGCCTGCATGATCTCGCCAGTCTGTTTGCGCTTTTGCTTGCGCCAGACGGCAGAGTCTACTCCAGCCATGAGAATGAAAACGTCAGTGGCCTTGCCATCAACAGGGGAGAATATGTTGCATTCTGCCCCTGCCGCATGAGCGTCAGCGGTCATCAGGTTTGAGATATCCATGATTACACCGCGTCTGTGCGGGTGATAACGATCTGGCTTGCGTCGGTGCCGTCGTAAAGCGCGACGAAGTCCATGCTCACGGTGACAGCGCCCTCGCCTGATACATCGGGCTGGCCTGAGTTGTACTTGACGTTTGGCAGGTCAATTTCATACTCATTGCCAGCCAGGTCGACAAGTGAAAGCACAATACTGGACGATGTTTCGTTAATGAACTTTTCGTAAAGCGTTTTGCTTTCAAAGTAAGTCGTCATTGTGCCGGTCAATCGAGATTTTCCGATAGACGGGCGGTTAGTAGTCTTGCTCCCGACCGAGAACAAAGGTTCCAGACCGTTCTCCAGCGTCATCTCGATGCTGGTCACCACCGCGATAGGGGAACCGCCTTCGGTGATAGAGCCAGTGAAGCTATCAAACGGCTGTGCAGAGGAAGGCGCAGTGTAGGTGCTGCTTGCAATCGCAGAGGTAGCCAACGTCAGTCCCTTGCCGATTACGCCGAAGGTGGCGCTGACAATCGCGTTCGGGCTGACGGACAGCGCAAAAGTGTTGAACTCGCAGCCGGTGTATCGGTGCCACTCCGGTGCTGTGAGGTCTGCGAACTTTCGCTCGATAGTGAACGAGCGTCTAGTAACGCCAGCTTTTAGCACGTCCGTTGCCCAAGTGCCGCACAGTACCGCCTCCAGCACGTTGTCCAGATCGCCGTACTCCAGCTCTGCGGAGATATCGCCGCTGATAGACTGGTTGCCGTGCCGGAAATCCTCGACCTGACGATCTCCGCGCAGCTTCTCAGACTCGATGCCGTCCTTAGTCATAGCAAGGCTGGTGCCCGTGTGCGGGAATGGCAGAAAGGTCGGAGTCGCGGGAGTGGTGCCGTAGGTAACCTCGGCGATGTAGTGGATGCTGTGCTGTGCGCCATTTGCTATTGCCATGATTATCTAGCTCCTGTGAAAGTCTGATACGGAATTGATACCGGGACAAAGTAAAACGCCCCATCTGATATTGCTGGCCCTATGCTTGGCGCACGAAGCCGGATGCTGGTGCTATTGTAACTCAAAACAGTGCCGCGCTTGAAGTGATCTGCAATCGTATCGGGTAATTCTGAGCGACCTGTACCAGCGGGGACGAAGATCGTGATCTGGCAAATGCCATTGGTCTCGTCCTTACCGGTTGCCCCAAGCGATGCCTGCACGGTCTCTGCCGGGATCACGTTGATTCTCAAATATGGCTTCTTGCCGTTCGGCTCAAATTTGACGTTTGGCCATGCCACGGCGGGGCGGTCCGTAAGCTCGTTCATCTTGACCGTGAACGCTGCTTCAATGTCTGCGAAGTAGGTGGCCATTAACTTGCACTCCTGTTCGCTCTGATCGCTGCTGCCGTTTCCAGCACCTCAATCCTGAGCATTCCCTGCATCGCCTGAGAAGACCAGCCATCGAACTCGATACGTGCCGCATAGGGAAGGTTGTTGGTCATGAAGAACACGCCGCCCATTTTCAATTTGTTGCCCTCGCGCTTGACGTCTTCCGTAGCTGCAACCCCGTTTTTGTCTACTCGGTCAATCTCGGTGGTGATGGGGCTGCCAAGTGAGGATTGCCAGTTGCCCCGCAGTGTGCCGCCGACATAGCCCTCCGGCCAATCGTTGTACGCAAGATAATCGACGTAGAGCCCATTGTTATTAAAGAGCCACAGTTCCGGGTTGCCAACTGGTGTCCTTTTCACAATCCGCGACGCACAGCCGATAACCATGCCGCGCATCGTCTGCTCAGCACGCTTGCGGATGTTGTCGATGGCTGTTCGAATGTCTGTCACGGTCATTGCCTCAAGTGCAGATAATAGGCCAGCTTTTGCGTGCTGCCCTGGATGGTTGCGATATCGATTATCCGGTAGTCATCATGGTCGCCGCCCTTGACGATATCGCCCACGGCATAATCGGCGGCCTCGGCCAACAGCTTGATATCGCCTTGCATGACGCTTTGTGTCGCAATTTCGACGCTCGTAAAGTCCACCATAACGGCATTGGCGGTGTATCTGCTGATAGCCTGGTCGGGCAGACCCGTCTCCGGATCGTAGCCCAGATCGTGCTGCTTCTCGAAGCTGTACTCCGCGCCGAACTTGGTTATCAGCCGTGCGGCTGATTGCTGAAGCGGAGTGTAATTAAAGCGGCTCATGCGCGGGAGACCGCAAAGGCTGGAGCGAGTAGCTTGTAGATCGCCTTGTTGATAGCAACAACGGACGTTGTGGAATTGCTGTTCTCGGCATACTGCACCTCAATCGCACCCACCTTTTCGCTCAGTGTTCTGCGCTCGACATTGGCAAGCTGGGACGCGCCCTCAGACTCGGCTTTGACAGACTCATACACGGCCTTTTTGAGCTGCGTTGGTATCTCGTTGTAGGCCAGCTCGTAGCCATCGACCACAACGCCCACACGCGGGAATTGCAGCGGCTGCGATTTGGTGGATTTTTGACCGATGAATCGCAGCGTCTCGATGTAATCCATCGCCCGCAGAATCTGGGACTCGACGAGCGTAGAATCATACTCAATCCCACGCGCATCGGCCCATGCCTCATAGTCAGCAACGCTGACATAAGTGTCAGCGCCGGTAACGATTGCCCCTGTTTCGACAATGAGAGTCATTCAGATCACTCCGGTATCGCAATTGCGTTTGATGCCTCGGTTGCGCTGCCGACCACGTTGGTGGCGGTCACATCGCAGGTGACATTAAGCCCCGCTGCTTCTGCTGGCACGACAAACGTACTGGCTGTCTCGCCGTCAACATCAACGGCATCGACCTGCCACTGATAGGTATAGACCGACTCAGGACGATTGTCCCAGATGCCGTTTGATGTGACCGAAAGCACTGCGGCAACCTCTGCGGTTCCTGCAATCACCGGCGCAGTATCATTGACTGGGGCAAGCGGAATATCTGTCTGATCGCCAACAAACTTTGTCAGCCCGTCGATTTGGCTCCAGCGATACCAGCCCAGCTCGGTCTCATAGATCACACCGACTTCACCTACGGTGGGAAGCTCGCCCGCCGCCACGGTGACAAGGCGCATCGGCACTGCATCAGCCCTGCTGACGGTGTAGGTAATGTCGGCGCTCACGGCAGCAATAGTGAAAACTTCCGCATTTGTGAAAGGTCCAAGATTAACTGGCCAGAGCGTGAAATCGTAGCCGCCCATAGACGCCCCGTCCGTGAGTTGAACAATCGTGCCGCCCGTGGTTAGCGCGATGGCTTC